CACCGCAAGGTGGGATAGCTCTGTGCCAACCCCCCCGAATTTCTTCGGGGCTAATAACTAACCTGGACCGATGAACCATCCACTGCCCTAAACAGGCAGTTGGTTATCATTCCTGTTCAGGACTGGAGTCGGAATCCACCGATTTCAGTTACTTGTTACTAGCATGGCACAGGCGAGAGTAGCCAACACTTACTTAGTACGGAGGTACGATCCCGGCTTCTTTCATCCGGGCTAATCTACCTTTCTTCCGCACAGGCTTAGCTTCTTTCTCTCACTCTTCAACTATCTGACTTTCAGTCATTGAAGAAAGAGATTTAGAAACTAGCAGGGCTAGGTGAGCTTGGCTGCTCGATCGACTCTCATGAGCCCTCAAAGGAAGGATTCCGTTGAACTTTGGAACCATCATTAAGTCTAATGATCTCCATTGTTCTCAGAAGTCCAACCAATGAGGCTCTCCTGGACCTCGTGATAACCCCTGGTGCCCTCGTTCTGTCATCTGACGAAGAACTGATAGCATAGGAATATCATAAGGATCTAGGTTAGAGTCGGTCAGCGGTAAGTGGCTGGAACCGCTTCGAGGGTCAAATTTGAATACTTTTTGGAATAATTCAAAGTAATCATTTTGGACTCTCTTGATCCCTGCCCCGATTTCTCGCCTTACAATGGTTTGGGCCGCCAAGGTTGCGGTCCTAAGTATCGTAAGGGACGAGAAAGGAATACGTGACTTAACTAAAGCGTGTCAGGCCTTTAAAGCCTGAACTGCCTTACTTTCGTCAGTATATCAACAGGGGAGAGACAAGTATATTTGTACTCGTTTTAGGATTTGTTCTCCTAAACGAGAATGAGTATACATTGTCTTCAGGGATTCCAGCCGGGCTCCCAAGTCAAGCACAGAGTCGTAACCTCTAGAAGGAACCTCGTGGCTAAGAAGCTCGACCAGTAATGGTCAGGACTTCGAAGTCTCGAGGACTCCAGCTATTGGAAACGGTGAAACTTCGACTCCGGCAGAGAATCATCTTTTGGCGAACTCAAAGCTATCACAGCTTATATGAGTTTTAACCTTAGATATCTCTACACCGAGAGAAGAAATTATGTTTCTGTACTGACGAGCTACCTCGTCATGATGTATTACTATATCATCACCTAGTAGCATATAGCAGCGTTTTATCGCTTTCGGCTTAAGCCCAGCACGAAGACCTGCTATGAAGACTACCATATGATGACACAGTGCAAACATGGCTCAAGAGGAGTACGCACCCATCGGTTGACCACAATTATATTTGTATGGTTTCCCCTGGTGTCAGAAGCTCTCTGAGATCATGATTTGCTTTCAACTTTCTGCAACTTCTCTGTTCGTCAACAACGATAAGAGACGCTCCTGAATTTCAAGAGGGAATCTATCTGTTGCTGCCGACAAGTCGAAGCTGTAGAATTTTGAAGATCTACTAAGGTCCTTAGCGAACACGCTGGTTAGGCGTGTTTGGTTAAAGGTACAGTCACCTGGAAGTCTACTCAATTGCTTATAAAGGCTCTTGTGTAAAGTTCTCAGTGCTGACTGCGACCAATAATCAAGTATCGCGAAGACTCTGCTCTTCGT